ATCAAACTACAAAAAACAAAAAGGTATTACTTATTGATTCTAGTGATTAACTTACAGAATCTTCTTCATCGATATCTTCATCGATATCTTCATAAATAACTGCTTCATCTTCTTCATTTTCATCTTCATCTTCTTCATCTTCTTCATCTTCTTCATCTTCTTCATCTTCTTCATCTTCTTCATCTATATCTTCTTCTTCATCTATATCTTCTTCATCTTCTGTATCATTTGTTAGATCAATATGTGTTTCAGTTTCACTTTCATAAATAGGATAATATAAATTATTGTTATAAGAAGTCTCACTATAATCTATATTCCCATTATAATATAATGAATTTAATTCCACGTCTATGTTCTCTTCATCACATGATAAATGACTTTCTAAAAAATTATTTTCACTTAATTTTAATTTATTAATTGTATCAAAATAATACATTAACATTTTTGTTTTTTTAATAAAATTTACATATCGTGTTTCCATTTTATACATTTTTCTTCCAAAGCAAATATTTATTTTTTTAAATTTAAGTAAATTCGCAAATAAATATTTTGACGAATTAATTTTAACGGTTTTAATTAATGAATATTTAAGTTTATAATATAAACTTAAGAATGGTTTGAATGCTAAAACTATTTTATCTCTTGGAAAATTAAAACAAAATTTAAATCTATGTTTTTTAGTGACTATTCTATTATATTCCACAAGCATACTTAATATTACATTATATGTCAAGTCATCTGGTGAATTTTTAATGTAATTATCAATAGCATATTCTCTAATTAAGTGTTCATTGTATTTTTTAAATTCAGTTAAATCAAAATTGTGTAAAAAAAACTTGTAAAATAATTCATGTATTTTTATATTTTTTCTTTGTAGTGTAAAATAAATATTATATAAAGTTGATTTACTTAATGGAATATTATTATACGGATTCTTAGAAACAAGAGGTTCAGAAAAAAATAATGGTGAATTAATTAAAGAAGTTACAATTGTTTTTACGATTTCATTTATATTAAATAAATATCTATTATTACCTTGATACAAACAAAAAGTTAAATTATGATTTACATCTAATTTATTTAAACACAAATCATAATCAACTATTATTTTAGATTTTTTATATTTATATAAAAATTTTAATTTATTTAAGATATGATAAACACGTTGTATTTTGATAAAATTATTGATAAATTCGTGTTTCATAAAATCTGGCATAAACGTATTTTTTAGAATCTCTGTATAAAATTTAAACTTATTGTAGTTATAATTTTTTATATTAGAAAAACATTTAAATATATATCTTTGTGCGCTATTATTTGTTGTATTATTATTGCTGTAAATAATAAATGCATTATTCGAACAGTCAAAATATTTTTCTACTATATATAAAAAAAAATTATTAGACATTATTATTATTTATTATTTATTATTTATTACTTTAAATAACTAATAAATATTATTTCTATTATTTATATTATTTATATTATTTCTATTATTTCTATTATTTCTATTATTTCTATTTTATTGTGTAATTAATTTTGTATAACTTAAAATCCTGGATTGTATCCAGAGTTATCAATACCCATATCGGTTGCTTTAATACTAACAACATTATTCTGTATTGATAAATTTGCCACACTACAAATATCCTTAGCATCCTCTACTTGACCGAAGAACTTTTCAATTTCTTCGTTTACATCTACAGGTGCGTATTCACTGGTTTCTTCTAATTTCTGCATTTCTTCAATATCTAAAATTACTTGAAAACTACTAGTACCAAAGTATCCTTCTTGACCACACATAACATTTGCTGATATACCTCTTAATGTATCAAGTTCACCGTGTCTTGCCGCCTTTAAAAACATTTCAGGAGTTTCCTCAAATGATGCCTTCGCAATTGGTCCAATATTGTCGTTGTTAATACCGTGTCTAAATATGGAAATCATCTTACTTGCGTATGTCATTCTATCACATAAAACACTGAAATGATGATAATTGATGTATGTTCCATCAAATTCAATGACTTCTACTAACTCGTTGTAAATAGCTAATCTGGCCGCTTCAATTCCTAAAACATTATAAATTTCAGTAATATCATTACTAAATGTTCTTGATCCATCAATATAATCAATCGCCAGAATGTCTAACATATTTGTTCCAATAGTATCAAGAACCCAGACATCCTGCTTCTTGTATTGGCCGTTACTTTCAACTAATGTATTTTTAATCTTTCTAATAATAACCTTGTTAATTCCCTTTATTCCTCTTAAAACAACATTTTGAAGAATTTGATCCTGAAAGTTCTTCAATAAATATATATGGTCTGACTGGTCAAGCGGGTTTGCTTTTATAGTTTTATTACCACTCTTACTACTATTTTTAATAACCTCATTCATTCTAATTCTAAATATTAACTTGTCTGCGTTGTAATCAGAATAAACACAGTTAATCTGGTTTTCATAACAGTTATTCAAGGTAAAGTTGACATCATCCATTGTAATATTTTTCTCAAGCATCACTTCAGGATTCATAACCATTCGAATAACCCATTTTGATTTTTCATTTTCATCTGAATTTAAATTGACTTCGTTACATTCATCTATCATACTTTCAAAAGATCTATATTGTTGAATGGTATTTTTGTCTTCGGTGATCAATGAGTTCAAATCATCTGGGTCAAAACAAATTTCAATTGACTGAACGATTTCCTCCATTTTAGTATGTTCTAACATATACATAATTGACTGTGCCTTATCCTTCAAGGTTTCATCTTCAGGCTTTAAATAAATGGTCAATGAGGGATTCTTAGGATTATCAGACAATGACAATATTTCCTCGATTCTTGGAACACCACGAGTAACGTTCGATTTAGAAGCTACACCGGCAAAATGAAAGGTATTCAATGTCATTTGGGTTGAAACCTCACCAATACTTTGACCTGAAAGCATACCTACCATTTCACCAGGAGCTACAATTGACCTCTTGTAATCAGCAATAATTGTATCTAGTAAGATAACCAAAGAACTCTTATTGAATCTCTTAGTTACTAATAACTCCTTTGGCGATAAGTAATAGTAATACAAGATCTTGAATAGCAAAGTAGGCGGAGCATAGTGTATTTTCTCAAGAATACTGTAGGTCTTTTCAATCATTTGAAATGCTTCAACCGGTGTAATATCAACTAAAGAGCTTACGGTAATATTTGTCTGCCCTTGAACATTTCCTATAATAAATGCGAAACCTACTGGACTATTTACAGTGCTCTCGTCCTTATATTTGAACACATTTTTAACTAATTCATCTCGCATTTGAATCATAAACTGTGTGTATTTATTACAATAATCCATCATCTCTTCTTTTTGCTTCTTGTATCGAGTTAACACATTCTTTAGAAATACGTGTGACAATGACTTTGTGTTACCGATTTCATCTGGAACGTTAAAATGAGCATAAATATCTTGAATATTCATATTTACTAACGGAATGCTCTGGTTTTCAACCTTCATTGGGTCAATATTATCATCTCCGTAAGCAAACTGGATAATCTTGTTCTTATTTGTTCTAACTGTCATTCCGTAATTTACCATTAAATCTTCGAGACCTTTGATTAAACGTCTTTGAATGTAACCAGTGGAAGAAGTTTTTACTGCGGTATCAATAAGACCAACACGACCACCCATAGCGTGGAAGAAGAGCTCTTGAGGTGATAAACCATTAATGTATGAGCTTTCAACGAAACCACGAGCTACTGGTGAATCGTCATACTTAGTAAAATGAGGTAATGTTCTGTGCTCAAAACCATAAGGAATACGTTTTCCATCTACGTTTTGTTGACCTAAGCAAGAAATCATGAATGATATATTTAAATCACTGCCCTTTGAGCCTGAGTTGACCATAGTCACAAAACGATTGTTTTTACCAAGACTCTTTAAACCGATTTTACCTGATTCGGATGATGCTTGACTAAGAATGTTGTTGACTTGTGTCTCGAATTCTTCTTCGTTTGTCTTTCCAGTATTGTTTTCAAATACGCCGATTTGCGTCTGCGAAATCAAATTACTGACCTCCGACTTCTTCTTTGTAATTACTTGAACAATCTCATCATTTGTCTTCTTGTCTGAAATTAAATCACTAATACCTACACTAAATGAGCTTGACTTCATGTATTCTGTGATAATATTCTGTAAATCGTCAATAAACTTTGCTGAAGCCATATTTCCAAAATTGTTACAGATTCGCTGTAATAGGCCTTTCGTGTTGCCACCTAGTACACTCTTGTCCATTTGACCTCTTTTGTATTCTCCATTTTTAATTTCAACAATTGCGTTCGATTTACTGATATCTTCCTTTGCCTCGTCGAAAGCTTTTGTCTTGTATTTTAATGACAATGGCGGTAATATTTGCGACATTATGTCGAAATTCGATATTAAACCGTTCTTGTCTTCCATGTTTTTAAATAATTCCTTTGTGTTTACTTTGTCAAACATCATCAATATATTCATCGCCTCACGAGGAGTAAAGTTTACCTTTTCTCTTGTGAATTGATAGCATCCAAGCATTGAATCTTGGTAGATGCCTATAATGGACGAGTTATTTCCTGGACTTATTATTTGATATGGCACCGCTGCCAAATATCGTAATTCTGCCTCAGACTCCGGGTCTTGTGGCATGTGTAAATTCATTTCCATGAATATCCTTACTATTTCTAGTAAGGCCGGAATACACCTTAAGCCTTATCAGGTTGATTAAACCATCATTTAAGACCCATAACCGTCTACTCTCTGAACCTTTCCCATACTCTTATCATAACGAGGTTAGGGACTTGGCTGCTGATTATCCAATCCATTCACATTTTTACCATTGGGTTCGTCAATTAAACGAGTTCTTCCAATACCTTTCGGCATAGGAGTGGTAGTGAAGGCTCTAAGGAACTTCCAGCAATTTGGTCATGTTGCTAATTGATTCTTTAAATTATTTATAAATTCTATCGCACATTTTTTACTTTCATCTAATGAAATATGAACTCCACCAAAATCTGCTTTTACTCTATCTATATATACATACCATCCATATTGTTCATTGTGTTTGTTTAAAGGTTTAATATATTTATCAATGTCATCATCTATATGTTTTACATCTTTAAATCTATCATACTTCTTATCTTTATAATAATTAATAACTCCATTTGAGACACGCTTTTTACTTTCGTCGCTATGAGTAAACACATTACCACCATTTTTTAGATTATAACCGTTAGGAAATAAACTATTAAGTTCCTTAATGTAATGCGTTTCTCTTTCATCGGCATCTTTAGTTTCACAACATTCTATTAATTCAACAACAAAATCAGTAACACCATATTTTCTAATGGCATTATTTAAATAATGTGATTGGTTTTTCTTTGTTGAAAATGCTTCTGAAATATGACATCTAAATCGTCCTTCGTGTCCGTATGGTCTATATCTTTTATGGTTTAATATATGTGACACTGCTTGTCCTACGTATATC